GTTAGGTCAGACATTACATCAGTACCACCAGTAGCCGTCCCGACCCGCATTTTGACGCTACCAGTTCCAACCGTTACAGTAAGCTGGTACTGTTGTCCTGCTACAGTGGTAATACTTTGTTCTGCCCAACCATAATTACTAGCATCCGTAGATACTATGTACATTAGGTTTGTTGCATGAGCTATGCTTCCTGAGCCTACAGATTTATCAGTCCAACCAGTAATGTCAGAACTGAAAGCACCATTAGTAATAAGCTCACTTCCGGTTTGGAACACCTTGCCCTCAGCAACATAATGAAAGCCACCACGCTTAGTAATCCCACCATGAGGCAAAACCTTTACATTCGTTAGGGTCTTCGCCCCGTTCTGATATTTCTGTATATCAACTCTTCCCCTAAGGCGAGGAGATAATTGCCCTGCGGTAAAGTTATTCTGAGAGTGCCATACTTTAGCCATTAACGAATCCTCGGATCAGTTAACTCGTTAGCCTGTATTGTAATCGGAGTCCCTTCCTGAGCATCAAGAACTCTCGAATTGACCAAATGATCTTTATATAAAGCAAGTATATCTTTTACAACCTGCATATCCCTAGTGATTGGGTAAGCTATCTTATAGGCAAGGTATATTGAAATTGATTGGAATAATCCCGTCGAGATGGACGAAAGATCAGATATACGGGAGATATACCTAATGTCACAAGGTAAATCGTTACTATAAATATACCTACCAACAACTTCATAATCAACAGGAACGCCTGATACATAAGCATCTAAAACCCTTAAACAATAAGGATCTGTAGGGAGCAACGACCTATCAGACCACAGTTCATTAATAGTAGGTTTTGTAGAGTCAGCAGTTAAGGTAGCTTCAGACTGAGCTGAGTTCCACCTAGTATCTACAGTAACAAAGTCTCTAGCTGATTCAAAGAACCTATTACAAAGAGTAGCGTTAGGTGTAGTCTCAGTCGTAGAAGATACCTCGTTAGCACCTATAAGAAGTAATGCTTCGTTATATAGTTGTATCTTAGATTGTGTACCCATTTCTACTCCTAAAAATAAAGGGAGCCGAAGCTCCCCTTACCATTAACTAACCATGTATTGAACGATAACCGTAATATCGCCAGCAGTGTCTCCAGCAGCATCAGTCGTTAAGCACAACCGAAAAGGTCTGCGAGGATCTTCTGACAATCCAGCATCTTCCCACAAGAAGTTATTAACAGCGTTAATATTTCTTGCTTCAAATGCTACTTCAGTTCCCGTTGTCACAGCACCACGAAGGTCTGTAATAGCGGAAGCATAACAATCATCGTCTATTACGGCACCAGCATCATAAGTGGTTCCACCTACAGTAAACTTGGTAGCACCATTATAAAGACCGACATCAGCAGTAATAGTTGAACCAGAATCTAAGTCATCATTGAAAATCTTAATGCTTAGAATCTTAGCATTGGATGGCAAATCTGCCATATGGATAACATCACCAGCGCCAATATCACCAGTGCCAGCAGCAATAGTATCCATGAAGCATCTAACGGAACCACCTACGGAACCGCCTTCAGCTTTAGTCCCATCATCGTTGTTAATGATGGTTGTGTTTACTCCATAAGCAGTAGACATTTTTAAACCTCCATTATTTTAATAAGCAATTATTAAGCAGACTCGTCTGCATAGACACGGACAATTTTAGCTTCTTCAATTCTAGTAGCACCTAAGCTCATTTGAGCATATGGCTGCATAGAATTATTTTTGTCAGGTCGCTTATCAATCGAGGTTTTAACGTCCATACCTATAGAAAGACCAATAGCTGATTTAGCATAAAAGAAAGTAGAGCGAATATTGGAAGCGACAGGGAGTCTCGTAGAAACAATCCACTTGAAGCCCATCCAAGAATCAATCTCACCTTTAATTAAAGCCTTAACAGTATTGTAGTCACCGCTAGTAATCTTTTCTAGATTAAGCATTGCTTCCAACTGAGCTGGACCTACGACAGCATAACGCTCTTCGTCAGGATCAACATCGTTATCAGCTAAGATTTTAGCAGCCTGAACAATTTTTGCCACAGTCATATCGGCAGAACCATGAGCAATACTATTGTTAGAATCAAAAGAAACACTTGAAGTCGTATCCGTAGCAGAAACAGAAGTAGCACTACCATCATAAGCAGAAATGATAATGTCATCCATCGTTCTACCCATTGCCCAAACTCCAGCTTTCATGTACTCACTTTGAGGCGAGGACAACATTTTGATCTCATCAGCAGAGTCTACCAAGTCAGCCCAGTTATAGTCCGACAAAACAACTCGTCTGCGAGAATGTGGAGTGTCAATGAGAGGAGTATCTGCATGACG